GTAGAGCTGGACAATTAGTTGGTAGTGGCTTTGGTGGCGGTGATAGCCAACCGGGAGTAAGAACAACCTCATCACTAAAAAGGATAGGATGTTCTATGCTAAAAACAATAATCGAGAACGATCGATTAGTGTTAAATGATTTCGATATTTTAGCTGAGCTTACTACATTCGTAGCCAATAAAAGAGGAACTAGTTACGAAGCTGAAGACGGACAGAATGACGATCTTGTAATGTGTCTGGTATTATTTGCATGGTTATCCCAACAGGATTACTTCAAAGAATTAACAGACATTGATATACGAAAGAACTTATACGAGTTAAATGCGAAAGCCTTGGAAGATGATCTCGTACCCTTTGGTTTTATAGATAAGGGTATAGATAATTCCTGGGAAGAAGATGATGAATTTAAAGGTGGCGAACTCGTAAGAACCTGGGATTATGATTACGAGAGAGACAGTACTTTCTAAGAAACGAGGAAGTATAAATATATCGAGAGCAATTAACATTATTAAAAATAAAGGAGAATTGAAATGCCATTTCAGGTTAGTCCAGGCGTAAATGTATCAGAAATTGACTTAAGTACAGTTGTACCAGCAGTTTCCACTACAGAAGGCGCAATTGCAGGGGTTTTCAAATGGGGTCCAGGAAATACTAGAGTCCTAGTAGACAGTGAAGAAACGCTGGCTGCAAGGTTCGGTGATCCGGCACCATATGCGAACGGAGACCTTTTCAATGTAGAAACATTCTTTTCGGCTGCTAACTTTTTAGCATACGGAAATAAATTATATGTAACTAGAGTCTTAGACTCCAGTTCAAAAAACGCCGCTACAGGTGGAAACGAAGTACTTATTGCGAACGAAGATGATCTCGCAGGTGCAACAATTCCTTCTGGTGCGGATTTTGTCGCAAGGTACCCAGGGTCTTTAGGTAATTCACTTAAAGTATCTGTGTGTACTTCTTCAGTTGCTTACTCAGCAAACTTAGGTGCAGTTATTACAACTTTAGATAATGGATCCAAAACTGTAACACCAGGAGCAGATGTGACCGGTACTTTAACAGTCGGAGACAATCTTTACTTTGGTAACTCAACAATTGGGTTCTTTAATAATGAAGTTGCAGCAGTTAACGCAACAGCAATTACATTGACAGACACCTATACAGGACCAAGTCTTTCTAGCTTTACTGTCAATGCAAATGGACAGGTTGCTACAGTACAAAGAAGATGGGGTCACTGGGATCTAGTAAGATCAGCACCAGGTACTTCTGCTTCAGTTACTAATGCAGGCGGAGCTTCTGATGAAGTTCACGTTGTTGTTGAAGACGAAGACGGCGACATTACAGGAACAAAAGGTACAATCCTAGAAGTATTCGAAGGGGTATCCAGAGCAACAGATGCAAAAACAGAATCCGGTGAGACAAATTACTGGAGAAATGTTATTGAGAAATCATCTAACTGGATATATGCTACAGCAGATACATCAGGGATTGCAATAGACACAACAAAAGCAACATCAGCAGCAACAGATGTCGGTCCAGCTTCAAATAGCCAGTATACAATTCACTATCAGACGGTGCTGATTCAGCAGCAGAAGGTAGTATTGCATTAGGACAAGTTACAGCAGGATACGATCTTTACAAATCAGCTGAAGATGTTGACGTAAGTTTAGTACTACAAGGTAAGGCAATTGGTGGAACACACAATACAGGCCTTGCTAAACATCTTAGAGATAACATTGCAGAGTCAAGAAAAGACGTTGTAGTATTCATCTCTCCAGATAAAGATGATGTAGTATCAAACGCAGGTAACGAATCAGCCGATACAGTAGAATTCAGAAACGATATTACAAGTTCGTCTTATCTGTTCATGGATTCAGGTTACAAGTATCAATATGACAAGTATGCAGATCAGTATAGATGGATTCCATTAAATGCTGACATGGCTGGACTTGCTGTAAACACAGATGAGCTAAGAGATGCTTGGTTCTCACCTGCTGGTTACAACAGAGGTCAAGTTAAGAATCTTGTCAAGTTAGCTTACAATCCTAAGAAAGGTGAAAGAGATCAGCTTTATCAAGCAGACATTAACCCAGTAGTAACATTCCCAGGTCAAGGTACTATCTTGTTTGGTGATAAGACTCTACTAGGTAAGCCTTCAGCATTCGATAGGATCAATGTAAGAAGATTATTCATAGTGCTTGAGAAAGCAATTAGTACAGCATCTAAATTCACATTGTTTGAATTTAATGATCCGTTCACTAGATCTCAGTTTAGAAATCTAGTCGAGCCGTTCTTAAGAGATGTTCAAGGTCGAAGAGGAATTACAGACTTTAAGGTTGTATGTGACGAAACAAACAACACAGGTGAAGTAATTGATAGAAACGAATTTGTTGGTGACATTTACATCAAGCCTTCTCGTTCAATCAACTTCATTCAGTTGAACTTCGTAGCAGTTAGATCTGGAGTTGAATTCTCAGAGATAGTTGGTAAGTTTTAATAAATAGGAATAGGAGATAAAACATGGCTTTTAATATCAATGAAATGAGGTCCCAGTTAACCCTTGGCGGTGCTAGACCTACCCTGTTCCAAGTAAACCTCTCTAACCCAGCAAACAGTGCTGGTGACCTAAAGAGTCCGTTCTTAATTAGAGCGTCTCAGGTCCCAGCATCTACTTTAGGTTTCATCGAAGTACCATACTTCGGAAGAAAAGTAAAGATTGCAGGTGACAGAACATTTGCTGAATGGAACGTAACGGTTGTCAATGATGAGGACTTCTTAATTAGAA